CGGCTCGAACATCAGAACGTTTGTCTTGCCGCTGGCGCCATAAGCATCGATCGAGTTTTTAGCCATTTCTGTTTTCCTCGCTCAGGTTCGCTATCATCGCGGCCATAGCGGTGTTCTGGTCCATTGCCTCTGTAAGGGCGATAAAGGTCACATCCAGCCTTGACGCTATGTCTTGCATTAATTGTGCTGCTGCTGGTGGTAGGTCAGGTGCTGCAGCGTATGCTGCAGCAACCAATTCTTTCACTTTCACATGTGCCATTAGCGCCGCTCCATCAGTTGGTTAAAGCGGTTCATGAACATGCCGTAAGACTGGCCCGGGCGGACGGGGTTAATCACAAACTGGTCGGTAGGAATGACGCCGTCGAGCATCGGCCAGTGGGTGCCGTCGTCGATCTCAAAGTCGCGACGTTCGCTGGCCAGCATCACCAGGTCGGCATATTTAACGGTTGGGTGCTGCTCAGCCGGCAGGCCGAATTTTTGGCGAATAGCTGCATCAACCTGATCTTCAATGGCGCGGTAGTCAGGAAGAAGGCGTTTCAATGGGGCAGGGATATCCTGCAAATATGCCTCGGCGGCGTCATGCAGCAGCGCTTCAAGCGCAAATTCTTGAGGTACCAGTTGGCTTGTTAAAACGCTGTGCTGGCCGACGCTATAGAACTCAGGCAGGTGACCGGCAAAGCGGCAGATGTTCGAGAGTGCATTAGCAATATCTTCGATCTCGATGGCGTCTTGCTGGATGTCGAGATAGTTAAAATGTTTGCCTGAAAAGGTTTGAATAAAGCTCATTTTTTTCTCCATACTTTACGCCTGCACAGCGCTGTTTTTTGGGTGTAGGAATCCCTCGCCAGGTGGCGATTAATTACAGGATTACGCTTCAATAAATCCCCGCAGCAGCGGAGATTTAAGGCTGAGCAATCAGGCTTAGGCTTTGAAAGTACCGATGAAGGCCTCGACCGGCTTACCTTCGAACTTACCGATCAACAGGTCGCGGAACTCATTGGCGATCGCTTCTTCCTGCGCCTCCAACTGGACAATGCGCAGAACAAATATCGGGTCGCTACTTTTCAGCAGGCTGTTGCGCAGACTGAAACGACGTTCGCCAAGACCTTCATACGGTACGCATTTAAACTCGAACGCCACCGGCATAACCTCCTTGCTGCTGGCTTCGATACTTTGCATCAGAGATTTTTTGCCGCTAAAGTCGCTATCTTCATGATCGGCTTGGGTTGCCTGTTGAATAGTGACGCGGCGAACAGCCTGCGCTGCCTGGGCGATCGTCATCGTGTTCCCGCTAGCATCAAAGGCCAGCAGATAGTCGCTCCAGTCTTCGAGCCACTCAGCGATTTGCTTCTGATTAAGTTGATCGCCGTTGGTCGCCAGTAACGCGCGGAATGGGGCGGTCTTCTTGAGCTTGATCGAGGCGACGTTGTCAGCATGACCTGGGTTATCCAGCGTGCCGATATTGAAGATAGAGCGCGCCAGCATGTTATCGGCATCAATAAAGCAGCGGGCTTTTTCTTCTTCCTGGGCGTAAGCGACAGAATAGCGAACGAAATCGTCAATGCTGGTTGTGTCCATGGCGCCGCGGAAACGGAAGCGCTCAAGAGAATAACGCTCCAGACTTTCAACGCTGGTATTCTGAGGTAGCAGGGCAGTCGGGCAGGCCAGGCCGTGGATATCGTTCAGGTGATAACCGGAAAGCACCAGGTCTTTAACCTGCTGAAAAGTACCGCTGTCTAACTGAGACATAAAAATTCCTTATTAACTGATTAGCGAAGTGGTATCAGTGAATTTGTTCGTGCGGATCACTGAGCCGCTTTAAGCTTTCCGTCCACCGTACCGGTGATACCGAAGAGTTGCCCCTGATCCTCCTGCAGGATAGTGAGCTTGCCGCCTTTGTTAACCCACATTGGTGTTTCGGTGGTGTCCTCTTCCGACGCTTTGCCGCGGGGCGTTGGGGTGCTGTAGTTCAGCTTGTGCTTAATCTTGACGCGCTTCTCTTCAACAGAGTTGCCCATTCGCTCAAAATCAAAGGTAAGGACTACCTTGCCTTTGTTGCCGTTGTTCAGAACGCCGAGCGCGGTGGTATTAAGAGCCGCCGCAATCTTGTTCATGAATACGCCGGCGTCCAGTTCGCCCAGGAAATCGGGCACGACTGTCATGCGATCATTACTCATGGTTTTACCCTCTCGAAAGGCGGCTGCCACCGCCGGGAATTTCTCCGTACACAACACAGAAGAGCACCTGCGGTTGAGAAGCCGCCCGGGTGGATTGGGTAATGAGCCCGTCGCCCGGTGATGCTCTTGTGTATTGTGTAAAAAGGGCGGTTATCCATCAGAACGTTATCCTCTTCCTCCTTTGGATAGTGGAAAACTGGATAACCGCCAAGACTACACACAGCACAGTTAACTAGGTTGTGGCGGTGGTGCCTCCACCTGCCGGGTTAAGCCATAACCGACGACGTACACTGCCCGGAAACGCATTCATTGAACGGGTTTGGCTCGTCACGTGCGCATAGCCGCAATTACCACAACGAAGAGAGCACTGCCGGTGTCCGAATCGAACGGACCTTTTCCCTGCCCATCACCAGATATAGAACTATCCTGGCGTCTGGAATCGAACCAGACTCTGTGCCTTGCTCGTCAATGCCCTCATCGTTGTGTCCCGGACTATTCCCGGGCGTCACACCTTTTCGCCGCGCTGGTGGGGCGCACGTCGTGCCTGAAACACCTGGCTTGCACATTCCAGTTATCCGGATAGCGCATGGAACTTCAAGGGAACCATCCGGGCTGCTAACGCTGCATGTGCCATACAACGGTTGTGAATATTGCCGCTCACAACTGGAAGCGCACCCCTACAGTTACAAACCAGTCCCCACGACGGATGAAGATGGAATGCGCTTTCATGTTGTGTTCGATTCATCTACCCCGGTCCGGCGGCGCCACCTCGCCGGGGCAGATGCAAAGGACCGTTACGCGATCATTCGGCTTGTTGGTATGGCCGGAAGTATCAAGTCCCGACATCGCGGATTCTGCTTCTCCGCCCCGGTTTCACCCCCGCTATTGTTTAGCGCGCAAACCGAGAAAATCGCCTTCAACGCTGTAGGCTTTCGCCATGTTCTTCAGATATCTTCGGGCGGGGTGCTAAGGGAGTGATTAGCCCTTATCCTTAACACTCCTGCTGGTTTTCGGTATTCCTGGCTTGGGTATCGCCACCAGCTATAGGAATTTGACTACGAGTTGCGGGTAATCAAACCGCTTCTCTGTTACCCCTCCCGAAGACATCTGTCAGCGAATCATCCGGTCATTCATACGCCACCGGCGGCTACTTCGTGGGCGTCCTGCCTGTTCGCTGTTGATAGATGAAAATCTAACTTAACTTAGTTTTATCGTCAAGGAAAAACACCAAACTTTTCTTAGCTTGGTGTCGAAGGTAGATTAGCTTAGATCAGAGCTCGTATTGAACGCCTTTAACCACACCAATAATGACGCAGTTACCATTGATGGCGATGTTCGGATAACGGGGATTTAGCGGGACAAGAAATTTTTGCGGACCGTCTACAACCAGTTTTTTGACCGTGGCCTCGTTGGTCCCATCTATTCGTGCAACTACAATCTTTCCATGAATTGGCTCAATGTCTGGATCAACGATGACCGTTGCGCCCTCAGGAATCGTGGGCAGTCCATTAGGATTTGTCATTGAGTCTCCCTTTACTTCAAGGGCAAACGAGTTATCGCTGATGCGGAGAGACGTTTCCACCCATTTTTCGGCATTATGCAAGACATCTTCAGGCTTTGATTCTGTGAATAATCCTGCCTGCACCCACGATATCACGGGAACTTTTCGCATCTTAGTTATTAAGTTTCCCTCAAACTCAGTGCCAAAAAGTATGTAATCAATTGATGTATTGAAGAATTTTGCTAGTTTGGAAAGAGACTCCCCTCCTGGGACGTTTACATCCTTTTCCCAATACCCAACTGCGACATCACTGACCCCACAAAACTTCCCAAGCTCTTTTTGTGAGGTTCTGGTGATTCGCCTAAGCGATTTTATTCGTTGTCCGACAGTTTCCATTTACACACCAGTAGTCAATCAAGCTAAGCAATCTTAGTTTTTATTGACCAAAGATAGATTGGTAATTAATATCTAATCAAACTTAGTTAAAGGAGCCATTATGACCACCGATGAAGTTGAAAAGTACTTTGGAAACGCTGAGAAGGTAGCCGAGTTCTTTGGCATATCCAGCGAAGCTGTTTATCAGTGGCGGAACAGACCCGGTCGCTTGATCCCAAAAGGGAGGGCTGCTGAAGCTGCGTACCGCACCGATGGGAAACTTGTTTTCCAACCGGAGCTGTATAGCAAGCTTAAAGAACAAAAAGTTTGATAGGAACCACAGAGATAAGGGGTAAGCCGTGGGTAATGAACCAACCTGGAAAGTAGAAAAACAGCCCGCGTGGCTGGTGGCAGCAATCCGTAAAACAATAGCCGCATTACCTGGTGGCTATATCGAAGCAGCTGAGATTCTGGATACCACCCAGGACGCGATCTTTAACCGGCTGCGTGCTGGTGGAGATCAGATATTCCCTATGGGCTGGGCAATGGTCCTGCAGAAGGCAGCAGGTGTTAGCTACATCGCCGATGTTTTTTCACGTGAAACCGACAACGGGATCCATGTATCTGGTGCAGCTCATGAAGACGAGAACGAAGAGATTGGTTTGAAGCTGGCGGAGCTGGTGGGACAGCTCGGCGAGCTGGTCAGCGCTTATCGGGAATATATCGATGATGGGGTGGTTACACACGGCGAGTGGCAAAGTCTGAATGATATCGCCTACCAGTTCAGGGTCACGCTGATGACGTTTCTCAACCTGATTTCTCGTGTTTATTGCCTGCCAGAAAATAGTGACGCCCGCGAGTGTGCAGCTCCGGGCGTCGTGGCGAATAAATCAATGTGTATGGAGAAATCCGCATGAGCAATTTAACCGCAAATAATC